AATTGCAATCTCATATTCATTCGCTGTTCTCAATCTTTACCCTCCAATCTTATACTATTTTTGAAATAATTTCTTTAAATCTATCCCGATCCCATTAAAATTAGGCTCTAATAATATTGATTCTTTCAAATTTTTCCAAAATGACTTCTTTATACCATCATCAAAAAAGAATTCTCGAATATCCTCATCTAAGTATATGTTTTGCTCTTTACAGTCTATAAATTTGCTCTTACCATCATCAATACATGCTTCTCCTGTAAGAATAAAAGAAAAATTTCCTCTTGCCGAACGTAACTGCATTTGTACAACTTGAATATGGCTTTCGCAATCATAAAAAACATCATATTTAAAGTGCTTTTTCTTTTTTAAATTTTTATTATTATCAAAAGGATCTACAATATGTAATTCTGTCAATCTATAGTCTACAGGTAAAATAAAATTATAAATACCACAGCTTCCATATCCAGAACTCTCAACAGGTATAAACATATGCTCAAAACAAAAAAAAATCTTACCATAACTGTCTGTAAAATCTTTAATTTTACAAGTAGTAGAAAGCAACTGACATTTGTCAGAATTATATACTCTTAGCAATCCCACATCCTTATCTGTATTTCCCTTTACATCTGTACAAATATCAGATAATCTATCAACCACTATTCTATTATATTGATTAATGGGTATAAACCTATATGTTTTGAGCATTCCTTTCGTATCAATAAAGTCAGTTAATAAAATACTTAAATTCATATGTATCCTCCCTACACTTTGCCTTTTGCCAAAATGTATATCAACAATTCCGAAAATCTTACCCCTGGGGTAAATCAGTTTCCGCATGTGTCTTCTGCGGAAACTGAAACACACAACCATTTTTGCCACAAATCGGCGCACCCCTTTGATTTACCGGGCTTTTCTCGTCAGAAGAGTGACCGTCTCCACATGGCACGATACGTCCTGATTGATGTCAGTTTTCGGTAACCGTTCCAGACTAATGTGGACTGTAGCAAAATATCTCCGTTTGTTTGCGGAAACATATCAACATATTCTGTAGCCAAAAAGTATTGATACATTTCGTTATCCATATCACAGTCTGAACCTCGCCCGTCCACGGAAAAAATTCAACTTTTTTATTCGTTTCTACCATTATAGTGATCCCAACATAAAAGTCAAATTTTGCGTAAAACCGCCATCGCCTCAACCTTGGCCGTTCTTCCTACAAAGAACAAGTCAACGGCTATTTTTCACCCAGACTGATGCCCCAACTCCCATACACTCGATCTTGGCAAGCTGAAAATTTTAATGGCGATGCTACTACTTCAAATAGGAGGCCTCCTTCCCCAACAAATTACTCTATAATAAACTAATTTCTACATACCCTCATCGTCCGTGACAACGCTTATACTTCTTTCCGCTTCCGCACGGACACAATTCATTGCGTCCTATCTTCTTCGGCCATTTTACTCTTTCCTGAACCATAATAGGAATTTTTCCATCATACATAAGTTCAAGTTCCCTCAGACGATACAAATATTCAGAGATACCCAATATAGCTTGAAACATATGCATAGCTTCATTTTCAAACTGAAGAAGGTATTCTGTTTTCTTTTTTGTTCTGTCTTTCGGATTAGGAATATACGTTATCAGCTGGTCTACTGAATTGTATTCAACATCATTATGACCGATAGCATTTCTCAATTTCGCATTCACGAGTGTTTGCAAAAAGCCTGTGTAAACTTCAAAAGCCAAACAGAAATGATATCTTGATGCTTTCGTGAGTTTAATATAGTCCTCCAAAGAATTTACATTCTTCTCTATCGGATTCATAGCATTGATATCAGACCTGTATTTAATATTATTGAGAGCTACAGGTATAATCATTAAATTGCCTAATGCTTCATAAACATCCAGATAAAACTGCTTTACACTACCAAAGCTGCTCGTTGTAGAGCCTTCATGTTCAAAATCAAAAGAATTATCTTTACAGTATTGTAATGCCAACGCAGGTATAAGTCTTTGATATACGACTATAAACTCATCATAGACCTTGTAAATTAGTTCCTGCAATTCTTCAAGGTGGAAGCCATCATGAGAATTAAGAAAATCAATCAAACTCTTCATTTGTGCTGAATCCATTTTCAATATTCCTGCACTAAATGAAAGATCATTAAGGATATCTTTTCTTAACGCCGAATAAAGACCATGTACCTCAATCATGTGAACAGCTCTCAATGTTTCCGATTCATCTCGACATTGAAAAAACTGACCAGAAAATTCCTTTTGAATCTCTTGGGTTAGATACTCGCTATTATTTTTCGCTAAGGTAAGAATTCTTTTGTAGTTCTTCCACTTTTTAGCGGTTGCATTTAATTGGGATACAGCTTGTACAAATTCTTCATAAGAGTCATCTGTCTTCATACAATTCATATATCGAATAAACGGTGTTACTACCAAGCCCTCTAAGTCGGCTGCTTCTGTTTGTTTTGCTGTTGGAAACTCACCGGAGCATTCAACAACATAATCCGCGTTCTCGTCCTGAGCATCATCAGCATTATCAAAGGAGAAATTTAAACCCAGACAGTCTTGCCCTATTTTCACTTTACCAGACAAGGAAGTTCCACATTTACCGCATGTTACTTCTATCGGATGTTCCTCTTGCCCGCCAACTTGTAAACGCACTCTAGTAATACATCCACAAACTTGGCATTTTATAAAAGTATTAAACACCATGAAAACTTTCTCCTTCCTCCGGATTATATAAACATGTCATCATTCCAAACAAGTTTTACCAAATCAACGAGAACAGCAATTCTCTCAGTAATCTCATTCTTACCAAATGATGCGTAAGCTTTAAATCCAAGAAAACCAAACGCAACCTTCATCATTGATGGTAAGGTGTTGTTCCACTTCGTCATCAGAATCCGGCATGGGGACCGTAACAGATATTATTTGATACAATACGAATCTTTTTCAGTGTGCCTTAGAAAATAAATAGATTTTCCCAGGAAAGCAGTACCAATCGGCCTAATGCCAGAATAAACCACGCTCGGTTCTGGGGTGCCAATATTTGACAGCAAAATCATGTATCTGTTTCATGTCTGGCACTGTTGTACCCCTCCAATTCATATAATACTATTTTTATCCAAGTATCTGACGGATTTTTTCTGCCAACAATTCCTTACGTTTTTCATAAAACTCTTCAAAATGCTCAAGTTCTAACCCAACGTCATCCGGGATGAACGCCTCCTTACGGAACTTTGCCTTCTGATCATCGTTCATATCGTTATAGTACTCAATCAATGGCATATTATTTTTACTTCCGTTGCTGCGACCTTCAAGAAGTTGGAGATTTGGGAGACGGTTACGGTTTCCGCGCCATCTGCGCCACACATCCATAGTTACAGAAACAGGTTTGCTACCGTCAAATCTGTCATACGGATGCAGGTGATCCTGTTCGTACTTGAAGTTCTTGTTAATCCAATCCAGACTGAGATAGTAAAGAGCCTCTCCGGCAACACGACTGCCTTTTTCAGAATTGAGAATATCCTCAATCTTGCCATCGGTTACACGAAGTTCATTCATCTGATTCAGCATATCAACAGTAATCTCATAATCGTTTTCATTGATATTGCTCTTCATCTGTTGCAATTTACTTGTGGTGCCTGACTGGAAATAGGTAAACAGAACGGCTCTTACCAGGTAAGCATGAATGCCTTCTGTATTGTCTTTATAATCAGGATTATAATAAATAAAATATACAATAGGGAGTAGGACATTCCAACTGCTTGAGAAACGGCTGACTTCAATCTTCATTTCCTTGAGGAGTGCTTCCAGGTTCTTAAGTGCCTTCTTGAACTCGCTCCAGTTATTCTTCAATTCTTCCGCTATCTGCTTGTTTATGTTTGACTTGATGACATCACCATAAAGCATCAGTGCGGCTCTGATGATAAAATCGGAACCGAATCCGGCATAAGAGTCTACAAGCAGTTTCCCGAACTCTGTCTTCGCACTTGGCCAATAAGCTTCCAAGATAGACATGGTAATTTCCGACTTACGAAGTGCCTTACCACCGCTATTGAAACGAACGAACATCTCAAGAGCATCATCCTGTTTCATATCCCGGATTTCAGTATAACGAATAAGCTTTTCAACAAAAATCTTCTCATAGAGTTTATTTAAGATGCCCCTCGCATAATCCTTGCTGTCTGCTGGAACATTTGTAATTGCATCTTCGATGGCTTTTTCTCTGGTAGTTTCATCCTGGAACTTCGGTTCAATAATCTTTCTGATTTCGAACTGAGTCGGACTCAATTTACCTACTTTTTCGCTGAACTTGATGTCATATTTCTTGCTGTTGTATTCTTCTTCATCTACGGTCAGCTTGTTCTTGTTAAGTTCAATCAGAAGTTTTGTAACGATGCCACCGCCAGATTTTTTCCGTGCGTGTTTCTGACGGATGAACGCATCACCAAACAGGGACAAATAGAGAGAAGTGAGTCTCTGCTGCCCGTCAAGTACTGCCGTATCGGTTAGTTTTACATCAATGCTCGATAATTCATAATTTACGCTGTCAGCCTGCTTGCGGCTATCAAATGTAACAGAGGATAGGAAATTACAGAAATAAGTATCCCATGTTACATTGTCATCATCGACATGCCAGAATAGGAATGTAGCAATCGGATAATCCAAAAGAATGGAGTCCCACAGCTTTTCAATCTGCTCCATGCTCCATACATACTGTCTTTGGAACGCAGGCATTACGTACTTGCCATCTTTTATATTCTGAATAACCTCATATATCGTAACGCTGCTGTCAATTAATACGCTCATGTTTACTCCCCTCCCTGATAAAAGCTATTTTTGTATTGCAGTAAGACTGTCTCAACCTCACTCCAAATCCATACTCTTTCACCATCATCTTCAAAAACTTTTCCATGTGATTTAGGACCGTCAATCTTCATCTGTGAGTAGTTGTTTTTGAAAGTCGGAACATACAGGTCGGGATGATTCTTATCACTACACAGCCTCTCCATCATTGTCAAAGTAGCTTCTCCAGCAATATCTACTGCCTCGAAGTATGCTCTGATAATTTTGTGGTTGTACTGAGTAGGTTTTAATGACCATATAGGAATACGCTGAATTGCTTTTCCGTAATAATCTTTGCTTTCATTAGCCCTACTTGCAGCCTTTGGATTGTATTCCTGAGAGGCCTTTTCAAACGATTTTGCAATATACCAACGCATACAGGTTTCAATAGCTACATTCTCACTCTCATTTGTAAGGTTTAATGCAAGGCAAAACTTCTCATATATATCAGAATCTACAGCAAAACAAATTTTCTTTTCCATACTACACCGCCTCTCAAAAGGTACAATAATCTACCATCCAGTATAACTGTTTTATTAGTGTTTTGTCAATACTAATCGACTCTTGAGTATATACAAAAGTACCCCGCCGAAGCGAGGCGCCAATAATCTGAACTGTATTTACCTGTAGATATCCACGCTTGTGCCGGATTTGAATTCCACAATAACTTTCTCATGAACAATATTCAAATATGTATCAAGACTCATTGCCCTTCTGCCATTTTCAACACTTTTGATAGTATCCAATGATACATCCGCCCGTTCTGCAAGCTCTGCCTGCGTAATTCCAAGCCTTATGCGTTCTTTTCTGATATTCTCTGCAATAATTTCGTATATGTGCTCTCTTTTCCCCATAGCCCCATCATCCTTTCTGACTTATCACATTATATCAGAAATTATTATGGGTTTTAGGAAACTGTAATCCTTTGACATTTTCGTGTAATACTTTGCATATTCCTTCTAAACACCAATCTACTTTTACACTGAAATTTAAAATTTCAGCAAAATGTATATAACAATATGAGAAAAGCCCGTGGCAGATCCACGAGCTTTATCTCCAGTTTGAAGCATGGATATTGATAGTTCCCTGCTTTTATTTAATGTAACATACACCTTTACTTAGATACATGTGTAAAATCCCAGTGCGAAAATACGTCTACATAGCAGGTTTTTGTTTCAACCACATATCTCTCCATGCCGCCTAATGCTTCATTATATCTTTTTTTATATTTTGTCTCAACGACCTTATATGTATAATACATAGGACGATAGGTGCATCTTTTTTGAGGGATAATTTGACAACGGTCTCCACATGTGTACTTTTTGAAACTACAAAAAAGGACTGCTAAACAGTCCCGAAATGTATGGACATCTCTTTACGAAACGTTCCAGTATTTTTGTATACTTTTTGGCACCTCCTCCTTAAAAATGGGTATAAAAAAAGAAGGTGTATTTCAACCTTCCCTTCTAATAACATTTAAATATAAAATTAACATAGCTTTAAGTCAGTTTTTTTAATAAATAAATCACCCTCAATGTCTACTAATTTAATATACTTATAATTCATAATCAGCATCAAAATTTCCATTTATCAATCTTTGTGTTCCAAAAATGTATTTATTTTTTATATACTCCGCAGTATATTCCATTTCTGGAAACAAATAACTTTTGCTTATCCCTATATTAGACAATTGTCTTAAAATATCTTTCTTTACTTTTTTAGGAATGATAACTTCTGTAAAATTCATTTGATATTGTTGTTTCGATAAACGTTTCAATGTTGGATGTAATTTAAAGATAGATTTTTCACTTCCGTAGTGCTTCTTATAATACTCTTCTCCCTCTAAAATTAGATATGCAGCTTCTTCATCTGATATACAAGTATCCTTTTCTACATCAACTATGCTATTCGCAAAAAGCATAAAAACAGAACTTTGTCTTTTTTCTCTTTCTGTAATATAACTTGGGGTTTTGAAAAACAAAGAATTTGGTACATATACCATTCCTAAATATGTATACAAATTACCTGGGTTCTTTTCCAACCAACTCAATAAAAAACTTTGGTCATGGGCTTTATATATCAAATCTCTATATTCATCCAACCCATCATATAGATTTTTTCTTGGCAAAGCAACTATCAACACTGCATTCCTGTCTTTTTCTTTTTCATTTTGCAAGATATCTATGATTTTGAGATAATCATAAATATTATCTATTTCAAAATTATTATTTTTCTTATTATAAAATGGTTTCATTTTATCTTTTTTTAATTTTTCCACATAATCTTTCAAATATACTGATATTTCCATTATTACCTCTTATCTTATTGCCATTTATATCTCATTAAAGTATCTCAACGCATCCTTAATATACTCCACCTTCTCCTGTGGACACTGCTTAACCTCTGGATTCTTTTTCTTGGACTTATTATAATTCTCACCCATGTCCAGACCACACATCCGCTTCACCTGTGCAATATAAGAAGTATGCACATTCACACCATACTTGTTCTTCACATAATCCTTAATCTTCTGATAAGTAGCCTTTTCTTCTGGTGTGTAGTTGCTCTCTTCATCAGGCTCCATTGTAACCTCAATCTTAGGTGTATCTTTTTTTAGGGATAATTTGACAACTGTCTCGACGTGATAAGTATATGGAAAGTGTTCTGTTTTTAAATCCTTGTACAGCTTTGCACATTCTCAAATAGCCTATAAAATCAAGTATTTTTTAATAGTTCAGACTTTACCGCCTTGTACGTTCTTGTGTTGTATGTCTGCAATGGTGGCAAGTCGGTGGCAATGCCACCACTGAACCATCTGTTATACTAATTCGTTGACCCTTTTCTGTACAGCTGTAGGACTATAACCCGCAGCCTTCAGGCGGTCAGTTCGTTCCTGACCATTCCCCTAGTCACCCCGAATGACTTCTTTTGCAATAGCTTCTCAACTATCCGTTTATCTAAACTGAATAGCTTCAATTCTTAATGCCTGTCCTACAGTTCCGAGTGTTGCTACTCCATCAGCTTTTGTCCAATCAGTCCAACCACTGTTCTGAATATGTACTCGATATTCAAAGTCACCCTTGAAACATAAACATTCTATACGTTTACTCTCATTTGTTGTGCCGATAACAGTATCTTTGTTTATCGTTCCATAATCAACCCAACCTTTATCCTGTATATGTGCTTTAACACCAATACCCATGCCTAAAGGATTGATTTTAAACGCTTCTAAACGTAAATTATGTCCTGTTATTCCGATAACGTTGTTGCATACAGATTCTTGTAACCAACCTTTGTTTTGTACAAATGGAGTAGCAAGGAATTTAGCAGCCATGATCTCGATCGCTTCAATTTGCAATCCTTTTCCTTTTGTTCCAGCCCAGTTTCCGTTGAATGTCCAATCCGTCCATCCGATGTTTTTCTGGTGGACTCTGTAGATGTACGGCGTATCCTTGCCGGTAACCTTGATTGCTTCGATACGTTTGTTCTGTCCTGTAGTGCCAAGGATTGTGTCTTTGTTAATGTTTTTAAACTCTTTGTCGCCTACATCCTTGATATGCACTACTACGTCTGTTTCTCCGACAGGAATAAGTCGGAACGCTTCGATTCTCCGGTTCTGTCCTGTCGTTCCTGACATACGACCATCAGACTGCCAGCACGCCCAGCCGATGTCACGGATATGTGACTGGTAAGATACCTTACCGTAATGCTGTACGGAGTCCTGAGATGTTCCACCAGATGTTACCTCACCGTCAGAATCCTCTTTTGCCGGAGATGCCGTAGCGATGCCGAATGCATTAAGGATTCCTCTTGCAAGATCGTCAATCTGGTTGTTGAATTTTGTAAGATCGTCTTTATTGGATATAAACCCATTTTCTAATAATCTGTAGCTATATCCTTTCGTTGCTGATCTGTTTACATTAGCAAGATTTGCACGTCCTACGATCTTGTTTGCGCGTCCCGGGAAGAATGAGCCAATGAAATTGGCAAGCGCAGTATCATACTGATCTGGGTTATATCCTTGCTTAATAATTACATGACCACCCTTCGCCGATGCTGATCCGCTGTCCATGTGCAGTTCTAAAATCTGCCAGTCCTTCGGGATGTTGAGTGACGTGATTCCTCTGTCTGCATACCAATTTCTGCTCGTATCTCCAAGTGTAACATTGCTTCCTCCGTATGCTACGATTCTGCTCGCAAGTGCTCTTACTCTTTCTGCCTCCGTGAATCCGTATCCCACTGCTCCAGAATCTCCTGCTCCGTGTCCGGCGATTAAAAATAAATGTGCCATATTTTGCTCCTTCCTGTGCGATGTCGCACACAAACAATAAGAGGACGATTATTCGCCCTCTACTTACACTGCTGTTTATACAACTGATTTACTCCGGTCGCTGCCAACCCACTCGCCATTCCGACCGCAATTGCATTAATCACATCTCCGGCCGGAAAATCCGGCATTGTGTATAGTCCGGCAATGCCCAGAGCTCCGCCACATACAGCCATGATGACCGGAATCCATTTGTCCGGAATTTTCTCATAAGCCTTACAGCCAAGTCCAATCACATAGCAGATTGCTACGATTCCAACTACTGTTCCTAATGTTGTAATATCCATATCATCTAATCCTCCTGATCATGCGCTTGCTTATTTATATGCTTCTCAATCTTGTCTATTGCCTCAGTTACTGGACCATTGCACCCCTGCTCCTTAAGTCCTTTCAAGCAAGCGAGAATTCCATAAGTCAGCAAGCATTGTTCTGACTTTACTCTTTCAATTTCTATGTCCTGCTGATTCTGCTTTAAGTACCACTTGTACACCGCAAAAATAGCAGAAAAAATAACCACTACGGCTGTCAAAAGACTTCCGGCCATAATGATTGTGTTTACATCTACATACACTCTATGTACCTCGATTCTTGAATTTTATGGTATCAAAATAAGACCTCTCGGCCTTGCACGTATCTCCATATGATCACCTCTACTCTTTCGGATATTCATCTTTGCACTGTTTTTAACTTGGATTATACCCCCGAAATTTTCTGACTAATTAAAGCCCTCCTTTAGTTATTACTTTTTCTATCAACTTCTTTTGTGCCAACGCAACTATGTATTTTATTGCGTTCGTTTAATAAATATAATATCACGTAAACAATATACATAATTAAGTCATTTATTTTAGCTCAGTAACAGCTCCCGAACCTTTGTTATATAAATATTTCTTTCTAATTTCATCATACAAGCAAAGTGTTCCATCTGCCTTCTTTACAGGAATCATATCTGCTACAAGCTCACTTCCTGAATAGATTTTTGCATAATAAATTTTTCCTTTCAATCCAGCTCCGGCAGCTTCCCCATTTTTGCTCATACATCCAATATAGAACGGGCTCGTCAATGCAAAATTACCAGCATTATCCAGAGTTACAGAATTGTTTCCAAATGTAGCAGTTGCTCCATTCTGTTTGATAGTCCATGCATCTTCCCAAAATGCCGTATTTTTCGCTGCGCTGGACACTGTTCCTCGAATAGCGTAGAAATTGTCTGTCACTGTGTAACCATACTTGTATTTATCATCCCTTGCACCGCAGATATATGTCGTTCCAGATTTGATATACAGCTTTGCTTCTGTGTTCGTATTCTGATCTGGAAGAATTTCCGTATCAAAATAACAATTACCATCTACACTAAGTGATTCCAGTTCTGTGTGACTTTCGCTCGGATCAACTGTATTCTCAGCAACATTAACTGTACACTGAGCTGTATATTCACCATCATCCGTTGTTACTGTAACTACAGATGTACCGACAGCTTTTCCGGTAACTTTCCCATTGCTGACAGTTACGTTTGAGTTACTTGTACTCCACTTAACCGATTGATTCGTTGCATCAGACGGCTTCACTGACGCTGCCAGCATTGCACTTTCTCCCTTCTTGATGCTTAATGTATTCTCATTAAGAGATACGCCCGTCACAGGGATAACCGTTGGTGCTACAGACGCCGTGGCATATCCTATTCCAAGACTCCTAAGTTTTTGGTCAATGACAGGGCTGTAGAATGTGCGATACCATGATTCTACTGGATGCACTCCATCACCAACACCGCTATTTGCATTACGCGTATATTTGTCTTTATTTGCAGACGTCATGGCAATCTGAGAATAGACACGCATATCTAAGTATGGCATATTCCATTTTTCACAGATTTCAATCGCTTTTGAGTAGATACTGTCTACATAAGAATTGTCTTTGGCGAAACTGTGTGGAATAATGTACAATTTTACGGCTAATGGATACCTATCCATGATATATTGCAATGCACTTTCCATTGCTCCACAAAACGTTCCAGTGTTGTACGAAGCATCGTATCCGGATTCGATTGAGCCGATTGGAATGCTATTATTAATGTCATTTACGCCGCCATCAAAAATAATCGCATCCGCAGCACCTGTATAGGTTGTAATCTGGTTAACGATCGGTGTATGTGCTGGACTGGATGTCACAGCCATATTAGCTCCCGACTCAGCTTTATTAATCCACGTAGCATCTGGATATTTTTCTTTTAATGGCTGGATGATTCCTGTTCCCTCTTTCCATCCCCAGCCAGCAAATACACTGTCGCCGAATCCTACGATCGTTTTTCCTTTATACGGATTCACTGTATCACCTCCTGTATATGTTCCTGTGATTCCAAAAAGTTCTACACCCTCTTTAATATTTTCAGCTAATAGATTTGCATCACCTTTAATAGTCTGCTTCCCAAACAGATATACACCAGCGTCTATGTTCTGGTCTTCCGTTCCCGGTGTTATGGTCTGTGCTGTCAATCTCTTAATCGTTCCCGTTACTTTTCCATCGGGACCGCAAGCCACGGTGTTCTCTAACATCTTACTCGCAATCGCATTAACGTCCGGCGCAGATACTGCAAGGTAATACACGCCATCCTGTACACCAGCATTCGGATAGGAGTCGGAAGAATCACTGGATATGTAACCAAGTAGATCTGTCCCTTTCTTACCAGTTGCCCCCTTTTCGTCGGATAACGTCCAAATCTGATATTGTGTATTGTATCCGTATGGTTTATATGCTATTTTCTTTGCTTTTCCGTTTTCCGAATTTGTCGGAAGGTAGAGTTTATCAAGTGATATTCCACCACTTTTCAGATTGTAATATCCATCGCTCGTTATTGTCCTTGATGTATACTCTTGTGTGTAATCGAATCCGGACGGTCTATTGCTGCTTCCTGTGCTCTCTTTGGTTTCTACGTAATCAATCAGTTCGCTATATTTCGCCCACGCATACGCTCCGTTGCCTGTTTTGTCTATTTCTGTGCCACCAGAACCGTCACCTTCGTAAGTACCTGTAATCTGATCGCCGTTCTTATCGTGCGCTGTTACACCTTTTAACAACTTACTTGCAGTTACGGTATCTTTTGACAAGTCCATTACTGTTCTTGGTCCGTAATTTATTTTACTAACTCCCATAGCTACCTCCTAACCGATCTGTACCGTTGTTGATCCAGATTCTGTGGTTTCTTTATAAGGGATTTCTTTAACAATTACCTCTGACAATGCATCATATCCGTCATCTGGTCTTATTACCTGTTCATTCACAGTAGGTGAAATTGTTTTTGACTGTGTAACAACTGTTCCACCAGCATTGGATGTCCCGCCGTAAGCGATAATGTAATTTACACGACACATGGTTTCTTCCGTTATAAGTCCGTTAAAAGTCGCATACCATGATCCATTCAGATATGTAGCTCCATCAAGATGCAGTGTCATCTGACCGTCACCGTTTGCAAAACTTACTGCTGTATTTGCATTAGAAGCACCCGTAATTCCAAGAAGATTATTTATATCAGAATCTGAAAAAACCTCTACACTGTTTGAGTTTGTTGGAATTTTGACGACAATAGTTCCACATTTTGTTACGCATCGAAAATTCATTTTTGCATTCAAATTATTCAGGCTTTTTTCTACGTTTTTTATTCTATCCAATATCGTATCTATACTTGGTTGAATAGATGTACCCCGTATGACTTCTTCTATACTTAGTCCATTTATGTGCACACGTAACAGATGTCCTTTATATTGTTTTCCACCATAGTATATAGAGTCATTTGTCCACCGAATTTCGTCGTTGTAATTTTCGCCAAGAGCTACCGTCTTCCCTTTTATAATTTCAAATTCTACTTTTTCCACACCAGAATCATTTGTATATTTTATAAATACGTGATCGGTACGCTTTTTCCCTTGTCCTGCTGGTTCAAAATTTAAAGTTGTACTGTCATTCACTTTTGTCCAGACGTGTCTCCCCTGTAGTAATGCATCGCCATCTGCTATTCTTATCGATGTACTTGATACAATTTCCGCTTTAAATTGACTCCCTGCTTCAAGCACGTAAAAATCGCTGCCGAATATATCTCTGTATAACGATCCATCAGCTGCAGCCGAAACCTCAATACCGTTTCCTGTATTCAAATTAATTGCCATCTTAATCACCAACCTTATACGTTACTGTATATCTATCGTTTTCAATTTTTACAATTTCACTATTTATGATTTCCTTCATCGCCACGCCTGTCTGTCTGTTTTTTCCACCGACAATATCTCCTATGTCAACATCTAGTCTGTCAAATTGCGCTGTAAGAGAATCGCTATTTTTCAATTCTTTCAACTTTTCAACGCCCTGGCTCCTAAGTTCTTCATCAGACTCCACATTTCCATAATCATATATCTCTGTTATTTCAGACCTGCCTGTATAATATGGGGCATCAACTATGTTACCAGAACTATCTGCGTATAGATGTATCACGGTACGTTCCGCAAGCTCTCCACCGCCGAGACAGATCAGATGATTTACACCACCTCGGTTCTGCTCGAAAATAACTTGCATACCATAATCATCGGAATATTCATATTTTCGTGACAGATCTTCTATCTGAGTTGCAAAAATTTGTACTTTCGCATCTCTAGTAACCGTACACACAAGCTTGGCATCGACATTTGATAACATCTTTTTGATACCCGCATACATGTCTGTATACCGTTCAAATTGGTTACTTGATATTTTTATACCTGCATCATCTGCAGGCACAATAAAAAGGTCAGATAATCCGACCTTTTCTATAAGTTGTTCCAGTATTCTATTCGCATCACCGGATACTATATAATAGTCCTGACCACTCTCAGGCTCAATGATTTTCTTTTCGAGTATCCCCCTGAAAGCACGACCAGAATAATAGACCTTGTTCTTCTTGGTATCTATTTTCACATCATCGACAATACCACCGTATTCTGTATTTTCTACATACCATATACTGCCATGAGACATGCAATGATTCTTTAAATTCATACCGATCTGAAAATCATTATCTTTTCCAATATCCAAATCTATTGAATACTTATGTAGCTCACCTTGCGGTAATCCGCTTGAATCTGTATATATTACCATCCCGGTTCACTCCTTCTATCCAAAAGTATTAAATCAAATCCAAAAGTACCGTCATATTGCACGGCATTTTCACCTGTAGGAATTTTTTCAAAAATATATGATTTTTTATCTGCTTCCCAAAAACGATTTTCTATGCTTCCATTCTGTTTTATCAGTTTAATTGTCCTTTTATTGGAATCAATTTCAACTCTCTGCCCTTTCTCTATTGATGTATTCATTTGATACACATGACTGCCGATTGTAATAGAAGGGTTTGTCACATCACCGTAAATTCTTAATCGAAAATCGCTTTCCACAAAAAACGGATTAACAATGCTGCTGCTCTGCACATAAGAAGAATAGGTATATGGATAAGAATATTCGTACTCTTTTTTCTTGTCATCCTGTGTTGCATCATTCTTCAAAAACATGAATTCTTTTTCTGTAATCCAGTCCGACGAATCAGAAATAATATTCACCGTAAGAACCATATATCCATTGCAATAATAATAGTTAGATTTCTTGGACGCATTGAAATAACAGGATGTATAATATCCGTTTATTTCCAGTTTCCCCGGTGTTTCTGCGAGAATATCACGCTCAAAGACCTCATATATACGGTTTCTTATGTTCAAACCTTCTTCTTCGTTTGCCGCAATAATAATTGTGGCATTTTTCTTTGTAACGCCCTTATGAAAATTTGTAATTTCACCATAGTCACTATCATATAACCACTCATAATCATAGAACTCGCTGTCATTTAAGAAAATTCCACCTGAACCAAACTCTATAGTCTGGTTCAGGTGGTTTGTGTAAGTGGCTTTATTAAGCATATTTTCTCACCAACCTCGCAACTTCACGCCCCTCTACATCAAATTCAACATAATTTGTTAATACATCAATCATAAGTTCTCTTAATCCACCGTTCTTCATCCATGCATATATCATCTTTAATACTTCCGCTGATTCTAAATCATTATCTGAATCCTGAACTGCGGAGTTGATCATATCCATAAGGCTTTGTGTTCCGACAACCGTTTCACTTCCGGCTTCACCACCTGCCAAGAACTGATTTGACTTAGCGTTGTAACCGAAAATAGTCGGCTGATTCATGATCATACCATCGTCCATTGCTTTCTTGTACCATTCAATACCAAAGTGCGGTACACTTGGTGGTGTCAGGCTGAAAGAACCACTGATTGAAATATGTGGTAATTTGAGTTTTGGCAATGACCACGAAAAATTGAAGAAACTTTTAATTCTGTTTATAGCGTTACTTACAATGTTCTTTGCACCTTCAAGGATACTGCTGAACTTATTCTTAATATTTCCAAGTATATTGGTAACTGTCGAATAGGCATTACCAAGACCACTTGAAAATGCATTTTTAATCTCTGATATCTTGTTCAAAACTGCCTGTTTTGCTTCTGACATTTTTGACTTGAACTTATCGGCTACTGCTGAAAGTTTACCGCCGGTCAAATTGTCAATGAATGTGTACCCGGCTGAGTAATACCCTTTTACACCTTCCATTGCTGCTGCTGCAATTCCATTGATTCCACCGCCATGTTCAGCATATGCAGTTTTCATGTTTTGTAGTTTTTCAGACACCGTATCTTTTGCGGCCTGCATTATAGTACCCATCGTTCCCTTGATCTGTGAAAACTTCTCTGAAACAACTTCTTTCATTGCCGAAAACTTCTCTGATGCAGCATCTTTCAAGTTTCCAAAGAACTCTTTAACGACTTCGATTTTCTCACCAATAGCTGCAACAAAATTCGCAAATGCTTCTTTGACTGATTCCCATACACTTTTGATTGAATCCCATATAGCTGTCACTGCATTACGAAAATCTTCGTTTGTATTCCAAAGGGTTACCAGTGCCACAACAAGACCTGCAATTATAGCAATCACCGCAACGATTGGATTAGCTGACATTGCAGCAAATAACCCGGTCATTGCAGTTTTCACACTGTCAATGATCTCTCTAATCTTAAAAGCAACCGCCAGTGAACCAAGAGTTGTGACAACTCCTAAAATAATCGGTGACAATGTAATGAGAATATCAATGAAACTCTGTATATTACCAATCACTTCTATTGCTTTGGCTGCAAAATCTCCAAGACCTTCTATAAATTCTGCAACACCGTCCATTCCTTTTTCAAAGAACGTTGTAAAATCAATTTTTTGAATCCAGTCAAACACCCTTTGCAGGGCATCACCGACAGACGTTGCAAACGCATCCCAATCAACAGTTTCCATCCAGTTCGACAGCTGCTGTAAAAATCCCATAACAGTAGGTGCAAGTTTTGAACCTACTTTTGTAAGGATATTTTCAAACAATGCCTGTACTGAACTCCATGAACCTGATATTGTAGTACCTGCTTCAAGTGCTGTTGTTCCGGTTATACCTAAGTTATCCTGAATCTTGTGAATAGCTTCAATCATTTGGTCAAACGTTACGTTATCCAAACTTTCAATCTTTTCACCAAGTACACCTGAATCATTTATCAATCTGATCATTTCAGACTGTGTACCACCATAACCAAGTTTCAGGTTATCCAACATCGTGTAATTTTGCTTTGCAAAACCCTGATAAGCGTCCTGTATAGAACCTATGTCAGTACCCATCTTGTTAGCATTATCTGACATATCAGTGATAGCAAGGTTGGTCAGTTCAACCGCTTTTGCAGTATCACCGCCAAGACCCTGAATCAATGAAGCAGCAAATGAGGTTGCGGTGTCCATATACTTATTTGAACTCATCCCGGCTGTCTTATATGCCTTTTTAGCATAATCAATCAGTTTACCGGAACTGTCTTTGAATAGTGTTTCAACACCACCAACTAACTGTTCGTATTCAGCATAGTGACCAACCGCTGATTTTGTCACATCTGCTATTTTTGCAGCCAACCGTGTACATCCTGAAATTACTTTTGTGATTGCTGTAGATGCTAAATTCGCAAGCGTGGCTTTCCATGTTGTAAATCCACTGTCTGCATTTTTGGCAGCTTGTCCGGCATCTTCTACTGAATTGCCTGCACCACCTGCCTTTTTGTCAACATCTTCCAGTGTTTCAGCAGTACCCTTTGCAGACTTTGAAACCTTTTCAATATTGTTCACGGCATCAGCGTAATTGATCGTTATTTTTCCGACCAACGAAAAAATATCCAACGATTAGCCACCCCCTTTCAATGGTGGCACGAATCCATTTAGAATTTTATTTGCTTTTTCCACCTGTAACTTAATCTGTGCATTGTTTATTGTCGGTTCAGTTTGTTCAGTCTTTTCTCCTTTCGGTGCTGTACTCATAAACCGCTGTTTAAATTCTTCAAAATTTCCAACATCATCAGCAAGTGGGTTTGCTGTGATTGCACAGTATAAGTCCCACTGTTTATCTTCATTGTCCTGTTTCAGGACTGTTCTAACAGTAGCGTCTAATTTCCCCCGGCTGATTGCTTTATCTAAATAGCTGTAGGGGTTACCATATCTACGGTTGCAGCACTCATCGAATCGTTCTGTTCCGTACCCACTAATTCGGCAACACCCTCGAAAAAATCCATAAGATCATCTTTCTTAGCAAAATCTTTTACCATTACAACAAATTGTTTCAGCTTGAATTTCTTCACATCATCAGCAGTAACCGCTGTACCGTTGTCCCACTCCATACAGTTAGCAAAAAACTTACAGATTTCATTTCTTGCTTTGGAAATGTTCTTGATCAGAATGCCACATACTTTCATAGCAATGACAATACCAACTTCTTTCATGTCTGTACCTGATTCCTGCAACTGCTGAATCTCGTCTTTGTCAAATGTACCAATAACCTGTTCCACTCCGATAACTGCAAGAACCTCACAAAAGTCAAATACGTTATCAACTGTTAAATCCTTAAATCTGAAATCTGCCATGATTATTTATCCTCACTTTCTTTTTTCGATCTGTTTCTTCTACCACCTCTTGCAGACTTATCCTGTTTTGGTGCAGATGTTTCTTCATGTTCAACAGGTTCAGTATGTTCACTTGCTGTTTCCTGTTCCTGATTTTCTACCTGTTCAGCAGGTGTTTCCTGCTGCACCACTTCATCAGAAATATCAACCACGAACATCCCTTTATCCTGAATTTCTGCAAATCTTTCTTCTGTCATATCCAGTTTTTCACCGATCACATGACCTTCACCTGTGTACTTGTCTGTATATTCTCTTACTACTACAACTCGCATAATTCACACCCCCTACACAACAGTGTTTGGATAGTAAATAGCAATATCCAACTTGTTTAAGCTGTCGTTTTCAAGGTCAGCCGTGCATTCAAACTTGACCGCAAAAGTGGTCTGTGTTGCGTTTTTGGTCTCAAGCTCAAACGCTTCGGTGCAAAGTGCATTCGGTAAAATAATGATTACATTTTTACCGCTTGAAAGTGTTCCAACATATGCAACATTTTCAAGATAATCTGCTTCTGTGATGTTTTCCTTAGATACATATTTGACATAGGTTGTATCTTCGGAAGTGGATTTTACAAGGTGTAATGCACTTACAAGAATATCTTCTGTAAGTTCTGTCATCTGACCTTCAAGTGTGGCAGATTCACCAACCTTCTGTTTGCTGACACCTTTGATCAGCACCGTTGCACCGTCCACCTCAACATCTAACCACTGTGCTTCATAATTGAACTTAAGACCACCGGAAGTTGCACCAAGTGGTGTACCAGTCCAACCACTGGTTGATTTCTCATACTTAAGATTTTTGTAAATGACACCTGCACCCAAGATCATATTCTTGATGGTTTCAGATGTAATACCATGTTTTTTTAAGCCCATTCTTTTAAGCCCCTTTCCACTCATGTGTGTTAAGTGTTATCGTAATTCTAAAAAGATCTTCTTCACCTGTTGGAATCATCAAACCGTTCCAATAGGTAATAAAAAAAGCAGTCCCTTCCTGAACTGCCCTTAAATCTTCAAATACTGTTTTTATTTTATCGTTTATTTCTGCAAGCGGTAACTTTGACCCCCTTGACCAACCATCAAGTGTGAACACACCGCCTGTATATCCGTCCTCTAATCGGTGTTCAGTTTCATTGAACGAACCAACAAAGTAAGGATAGCTGATTTCACCTGTCCATTCACCAAATTCATAGGGAATACCAAGTTGATCAAGCTGATCAGAAATAAAACCAAGCATATCAACCATAATTAACCCCCTAAATTCTGTTTAATGACATTTACAAGCTGCTTCTTTATCTTTGGGGCTACACTCTGAAATGCTTTCGTGAGTGGTTGTCGTGGTGTTTTTCCGTAAGTATGGTAAAATTTACCGTCTTTCTTACTCTTATAAACCCAACCGCCTTTTCTTCCACCACCGTGTAGTGCATACTCACCAGTACCAAATTCTTCCCAAATCGCATTTTCAAGGTCTGAACCTACAGCAACAGTTGATTCATCTTTTCCTTCATTAACCATATATTTGTAAGACCCCTTTGTTTGTCCGGTATCAACCCGGCTGTTTCTTTGGGTCTGTGCCTGTATTTCACCACCTGCTTCGTGAAGGAATCCAATAACCCCTTCCGATAATGCAGCTTTAATTTTCGCTGTGTTATCTGTAAATTCAACTGACATACTACTGACCCCCTATAAATCTTAAATAGATTTCTAAATGATCGTGCATATTCATAGGGTCATCAATCAGAAGGATTTCATACACTTCACCGTTTACAACCATTCTTGCATTGTCACTTGTCACATCAACGGTTTCCTGTTCATCCGTCTTACCGATCACACCTGTCAGAAAACCGAATGGATTCCAAACCCAATCAGTTGACAGATTCTTGAGGTTGGTAAAGTCACACAAGAAAATGTGTGTACTTTCCTGAACCTTGGCATAAAAAGTTGTATGCTTTGAATCACCTGTTGATAAGTCCAACCAACCTAAGATTGATGTACAATCAACCCATGTGTTTACACGCTCACCTATGGCATTTTTAGCACCGTTCTTTTTTACCTGTAACAATGCTTGAATGTTACCGCCAACACTCATATAATCAGAATCTAGCCTTTATATAAGGCTTTAAGAATCCAAGTAGGGCAACAGGATAGCCCATAACCTGATTGTTAGCGTCCTGATCAAAGTAAGTCACACTGTATCTTGACAGCGTTTCAGATTTGACCCCGGTTTTCGGTCTGTTCTTAACATCCCACTTGAGTAATTCAAGTACACCCGCACGAACATCAGCCGGATATTCCACTTTAGTGATCAGGTTTGTACTTTTGTACAATTCCTGATTAACTCTGATGAAATCATCACCAATTTCAGTAACGGTATACAGTCCATCATTCACCATTGACTGTGAAATCTGAACTGTATCACCTACTTTCAAAAAATCTGACGTTCCAAGCAGTCTGTTACCCGAACTATCGGCAGTAAATCGAACAAACCGATTCTGAAAATTGTTATTAGTGTATGCTCTGATCATAAATTCAGCAGCGTTCAGTTTTTCTTCAATCACCTTTTCACTTTGCACAGCAAATTCAGGTAATTTCATTACTTCATCAACTGCTAATATCATCAGATCACCCTTTCTTAGACAACTGCTGTACCAACCTTGGACTTGATAAGACCCATCTTAACGTTCTTTGTATTGAACTTAAGGCTGTAGTTTGCAGACTTACCAAGCTCTGCATAAGTCGGTGATTCTTTTGCAATCTGATCAACTGCTAAAGAAAGACCATTCGGATGCAGCACCTTACCCTGCTTGGTATAGAACTTGTCAATACCTGCGGATGCTTCCGGGTCATAGTTGGTTGTATACTGATTCTCATAGTTGTTCTTATCGCAAGATAAAAATGCACCTTCGCCAAACAGATATGTGCTGTAAACCGCATCTGCACCTGCTCCTGTAGCTGTAAATCTATCAGTTACAAGTACGTGTTTACCTGCGATAGTTGGCAATGTAATTTCTTTCTGAATCACACCATTGACAACATACTTGTCATAATCAACCATTTCCATCTTCTTGTACTCTTTGAAGATCATGGAATGCATAACCATCAGACCAAGACCACCTGCCATATCACCAAGTGCTGCCTGTTCTGCATCGTAAATTGTACCTGCTTCAATGTTTGTCTTAGTATTTTTAGTAAGATCAAGTACATGATCACTAAGTGCTGCAACTGCTAATACTGCCTGTGCAATGTTCATCAGTTCTTTTTCCCAAACCTGACCATAATAACCTGCAATCTTATTTCTGATCAGTGTCATAGGGTCAGCACCAGTTAATTCCTTCGTGAAGTCTTTAGCTTTGAATGCTTTCATTCTCTGAATAAGCATACAAGTCTGTTTGTCACCGCTGATTTCAACAGGTGTGTTGCTTGTTTCACCATCGTTGTTCAGTGCTTCCATACCGCTCTCATTTGCGTCAATCGGTTTATAAATTGGAATTGTTGCCACGTTTCCATGCTCACCGATTAAGTCCATAATAGAACTGTCCTGCTGCACGATACCGGAAGCAATAATTGGTGTAGTCCAATAGTCGGCTTCCTGCATCATTCCGGTAAATACTTCCTCGTCAAAAGCAAAACCGCCAAAATTTCCTGTTCTTGGCATAATTTTTCACCATTTTAACCTTTCTTAGTGTACATTTAATTGTTTGAATAGCTCCGGGTTTTCCTCTTTGAGTTTCATTCTTTCGTTGTAACCCATCTTAAGGAACTGTTCTTTGGTAACTGTCTTGTCTTTACCCCCACCCGGCAGGTTGTTTTCAAGAATCTTTCTGTTACCACTCTGCTGCTGATTGCCATTGGATGCTTCAAACATGGTAGGATGCTGTGTTTTAAGACCTGAAATCAGATCATCTTCACCCTTGATTTTTCCATCATCACCAAGTTTGATTTCACCTTTTTCCTTTGCCTTGAACACAAGATAATCAACATCAACCGCACCTGCTGCAATTAACGCAAATTTCAATGCATTTTCTGTTTTCAGTTCTGCATTCTCTTTCTTAAGGTCTGCAATCTCTGTTTCGTATGCTGTAATCTTCTGCTGTGTAGCTTCATCTTTTCCGGCTGACTTTTTTAGTTCTTCAATCAGGTTATTAGCCTTAGTCAGTTCTGTAGTCTTACCGGAAAGGTCAGTTTCAAGGTTGGTGTATTTGTCCTTAGACACATAACCACCATCAGTAAGGTTGACCATCTTGATCAGCTTCTCTTTGTTCTTTTCATCACCGTTATAGGCATTGATTGCCTGTACCAGTTCATCATAGGTGATAGCCTTATCACCAAAAAATGCTTTTAAAAATTCCATGTTCTTCTTCCTTTCTCCGTCACGTTTTTATATCCGGTGTCACCGGGAACGGTCAACAGTTTATATCCCATGTTGCAGGGGTCATTTCAGCAGCAGTTTAAACGTCATAAGCCTTTTTCGGACATATTTTTTTCAAAACTAAAATCTATTAATAGTAGTATCATCTGACCAATACCCAAATGTATCATTATCGCCATAAGCTCTTACTTCCACTGTCGCACCGTCCATTCCGTCAGCAATAAAATCATCTGTGTAATTGGTAGAGTAAAATGATGTATGTGTTGTATCGTATTCTTTCCACGTTCCATCGGCTTTTGTGATACGCACTCTGTAAGACGTTGCATTTTCGACTTTCGTCCACTTGACTGCTGCGTAGGCGTAATGAAAATACCTTGATGCACTCTTGTAGTAAGATGCATACTCCACTGTCGGAGTACCGAGAATGCATTTCTCAAGCCAGTTTTTTACAGCATTGTTAATAGCATCTTCTAAAGCACCACCCGGTTGAAAATTAATATCTGGGATTTTAACAGACGGCGGATTTAACGGTGGTGTACAGGCATATGATGGGATAGTAGAACCTGCAATCATCATGGTTACAATTAAAGCACTTACTAATTTCTTCATAATAAATACATCCTTTCTTTGTACGACAAAAAGACACCCTTGCGGATGTCTTAAAAATACTATTTAACCCATAGTTGGGAGATAAACGGATCACCGCCTTTCTACTCTGCGAACACCCAGTCTTTTGCAGCCATATCTGTTTGCGAAGGTGTCCAAGGTACGATTCCTTTTGGTGCGTTCTCATTGTCTGTCTTGAGTCCTGTTGTCACAATGAATACATATGGCTGTGTCATTTTACTGTGTGCATCAGGGAACTGCATTTCAAGGTAGATTCCTTTTCCATTCCAACCTTTTCTTGCAACGCGCATTCCTCTTTCAAGGTACTTATAGGCATCGCTAAACGAGAATGTAGCCTCTCCACCAAGAATCGGACAGTTTCGACCATCAGCATAAATCCACTCATCTGAAAGAATGTTCTGAATCGTATACTCCACTCTCTGTGTTTCTCTAATGTCCAGACAGCTGCCATCTTTGGTGTACATGAGAATCGTCTGAGCTTCTTCATCCCACCGCCAGTATCCAGACCATGACGGTAATTTTACCGCTAGTCCTGATTTCATTTCTTTAAACGCTTCTTTGAAATTCATAATTCACTACCTCCTATTCTTCTGTATGACATGTATTTGTTATTTTACCGTATACATCCTCATAAAGTTCCTGCTTGTCCCCGTTGTAGGTGTACTCAGCATAGATGCCATCTCCACTGATAGTCGTAGATGCAAGGCACTTGTAATTCTGTAGTGTTTTGCATGACCATACCACGAATACATTTCCAAGGTTGATCTGAACCTCTGGTTTGTTCTTGTGGTACCATTCAACAAGTTTCTTCTGTGCAACACTCTCAAAATGCGCCATTCCTGTAATAATCATATTTTTTTCACCTTGTCCTTTCTGACCTCATATAATGGTCATATAGGTAATAAAAAAGCAAAGGTATACAATTCTGTACCTTTGCTTTTTAACGCTGTTATTTCTTAGACTCTGCAATCTTCTCTTTTTCTTCTTTTTCCAATTCTTTCATTAGTTCATCACGTTCTTCCTGTGACATTTTTCTATATCGTTCATTTTCTTCCATGTTCAAGTTATCATCTTCTTTATGCTCAAACATCTACTTCACCTCTTTAAAAGAAAATCCATACAGATCTGACAAATATTTCATTGTTTCTAATTGTGCTTCAAATTCAGTGTACCCTTTTTCCATAAAATCTGCAACCCTCAAATCATAAATTGCAGTATTAACATCCTTATTTGGTGCTGTATATTCATATATTGTACCATTGTGGCAAAGTACATATCCTTTTTCATACCCATTGAAATATGCTGCATTGATGTCATTTGCACTAGGTGGCATACTTGCAGGGTGATTGTGAAATGAAACTAACTCACCCTTTTTTGATTTCTTGATCATATTCTTTATATCATCATTGTATTCAGGTATCCCTGCATCTAATCCGCCTGTTGACTTCGCCCACTTACTACTTACTGTATTATAAATATACAAATCTTCACCATTCTGACCTGATCGGTGCTTAAGCATTGTTTTTGCATTATTTAAATAGGACTTCTGCAACTTAGTGTCTTTTGTCATTGCCTTGAATTTTTCAGCATATTTTCGATTATTGATTATTTTTGTTTCAACAGCATAATCCATACTTTTCACAATCTTTTCGTGTTCCTTCCACATCGGACTTTCTAACTCAAGTTTTTTGAAATGGTTATATTCACCATCAGTCATGAAACCAAGCAGTTTATTAAAATCCTTTGTGTTGTATCTCTTTTCAAGAGTTTCAACATAATTCATATAATTGATATTTTCTTTTGAGAAGTACCACTTTTTAAATTGCTCGTAATCTTCAGCACTTTTAAAATGTCTTAGTGTATCATTAAAATCATCATTTTTGGTAAAATCAGAATCTAAAGCCCATTTTGCACGTTGCAGTAGACAACATCGACAGTTACACACATTCCTTGCAGAACCACCAACCCCAGGTGCTTGCATTTTCTCACCGCCAATGTCAAAAGGTTCATCAAGTTCCCTGATCTGTCCGTCTGCTTCTCTGTGTTCCGGTCTTGTCCTTCCGTCAAGTGTAGAATCCCACTGTTTGACTATATCAGCACCTTTGTCTTTTGCTTTATGCTGTGCATTAAGTGCTGCTTCATTCTGTATTCTATGTCCTTCCGTTCTTGCAATACGGATTGCACTATTGATTGCTTTTTTAAACGGACTGCTCATACCTACTGTAATCACTACCGCCATCTCATTCCAAGATGAACCATTACTGATTCCCCTTGAAAGTTCAGAACGAATTGAACGTTTCAGATAATCAACATCTTCACCTAACCGCTTATATAGACCGCTTGACAGTTTACTATTGGTTTTCAGTGCCATAATAACCTGTTCCTGCTGAATTGGGAAAATAATCGGTACATTCTGACTGATTATGTCATATAATACAGCAACATAACCATTACTATAACAATTTTCTAAATAATCAGCAATTGTGGCAAATTCATTATTTTGTAATTCATTCAGCATATAATCAAGCTGATCAACTATTATTTGCTGATACTCTTTTTGGTACACGATGCTTTGCAGATTTTCAAGGTCTGTCCTTGCAGACAGTTCCCTGATTTTCTGTTCACAGTCCTTTTTTGCCCTCTCATATACAACTTCTAATAGTCTGATAACTTTCTTTTCTTCATCAAGCTGTGCTTGCTGCACTTCCTTCTGTGCTTTGTTCACCTGTTCCACCGCCTTCATCATCCGGTATAATAGAATCAAGATCATCTTGCACCTGCTGCACCTTATCAGCTTCATTATCCGGCAACTTGTCCTTCACATCTTCATAATCAATATCAAGAACATCACAAATATACTGAATCGTCAGATCATCACCAAAAATTTGTGCCAGTGATAACAGGGTGTTGATTTGTACCTGTTGTTTCTGTGCTTCTGTAAGTTCATTCTGTTCATTTTCCTGTTCATTACTCATTACTTCGTGGGTGAACTCAAAATAAACATCTGTGATCTGATAATCTGTACCGTTCTGCTGATTAATTTCATCAATGCAGACTGCTACGATCTTACGCAAGAACCGCTTGATATTCCTTTCAAGGTGTTTACATCTAAGATCAAGCAGTGAATAGGCTGCCTTGATTGCAATATTGGTTGTTGCTGATGTATCTTTCAGACCTGACAAGTTCAGCCCCATACCAAAACGGTATATGTTCTTTTCATCCAGTTCCAACTTGACCTTTCGGGCTTCATACGGTACATCTACTGTATGTACTTCAATACCGCCATCTGAACCAACACCAACAATCTTTTTTGTCTTAAGATTCTGCTGCAATTCATCAAGGTTATCACCTTCAAACCCTTTGACTGCATATAATGGATGGTCAAAGTCAATCAGGTTATTGGAAAGACTGGATGCCATAAGGTCATAATCATCAATCAAGTCTTTTACAGCTTTCAGATTGCTGATCTGTTTCTTGTTATTATCCAACCGGAAGAATGGCAAGAAACCAAGTGAATCAACATAAGTATTATCATCACCGTCAACCTGATACAGTATATGTGGTCTTGGATTCACCTTCACATTCACATCTTGCTTGATCTCACCTTCATCAGTCTGAACATAATAAACCACCTGTTCATCATCCCAGTCCATGATCTTCTTGATTCTGTGACCTTCTTTATCAACACGGTCAACATACCAGTACAGAACGTGGTCTTTTTCATCAGATGCAAACCGGGCTTCTACTTCCACAACTCCGATACTGTCAGCACACGTGAATTTCAGCTTGTCAGTGCTGTCTTTCATAGCATACATATATGCAAAACCTTTTGTCTGACAGTCATTGATCACTTCTGACAGTTCATCATTAAAATCATCATTGTTGTTGAAACGTGCATCAAGTTCACTCTGTAGTTCAGGCACATCACTGAATACAAAACCATCTGAACCTGAAAGAGTGTACTGTGTACCCTGTTCTGTCAGTTCCTTGAAAAATGGGTGCGGTATTCTCACATTTGCCCTGCTTGTATCTTCCACAAGCTGACCATCAGAATTGAAGTAAAACATTCTGTAATTTTTAATGTCGTGATCACCGTCAAAATAGCGTTCACCTATTCTTGCAAAATGCTTTTTCACTGATGCAGCATCTTCATCAATGAACATTTTTATTTCTTCGACTGTAAGCACCTGTCACCCCACCTTTCTATAATCTGATTTGTAAGGTCAATGATTTCATCCCCATGAACACCAAAAAAGTCACACATTGCTTCTTCACCTTCAACAGTGTGACCGTATGAGAACATAAAAGCATGAACCAATTCATGAATCAGCGTTGAACGTGTCACTGATTCAGAACGTCCGTCCATAATACTGATCAGAAGTTCCTTATATTCGGTAAGCCCAAAATTATAGCTGTTTTGGTCAGGGTTCATTTTTTTTGCATTTGCATTCACCAGTTTGACCTTCCATACATCATTGTGAATCTTTATTTTCATAGGTTCATACCTCATACTTTCTAATACAACCAAGTCTTAGGTTCATAGAATGCAAGTGTGATTGAATCAGCAATATCAGGACTACCGACACCACGTTTTTTCATGTCATCCTTGCTTTCCAACTGAATCTTACCTTTGGATGTTATCTTTTTACGTCTGTTTGATAACTGCTTTATCATTTCATCATCATAAGGTAATTCAATGATTGGTTTACTTTCTTTTTCCTGCATCATGCAGCTAAAATTTTCTTCAAGTGCATCCCTCAATTCACCCCATATCTGTGAACCAAGGTTTGCGTAATAATCATCTGTTGCAGATGAACCATTGTTTACTGGAACAACCACATAAGGAAGTCTTTCTTCTGCCACAACTTCCTTCAATCTATCAGTTACACCGCCACCAACACCTGTATCATCTATTTTGATAATGCAGCGTTTTAACTTTGGATATTTCTGCATATATTCTTTACAGGTCAATATCACATTCCCGGCAGTTTCCATTGTGCTTTTCTTTGAATATTTTGTGAATGGGAATATTTTCCCTGCTATTCTCGGTGTAATAACTGTTTTATCATCACCGAACCGGGCAACGTCACAACCAATATGAAGCACATTAGAAGTGGTTATTTCAGATTCTTCAATTGAATTATCACAAGCAAGTTCAACTGTTTCCATTGAAATCAATGAATCAAGTGCCCCTTTGGGAAATTCACCAAAAATACGAACCCTTGCAACATCTGAATCCTGACCGTATTTTTTTAACAGCATTTCAATGTTGTCTTTACTGGTTCGTTTGGAATCCATTGAACTTACTTTGTGTACTCTGAACTTATCCCTATCAACATTATGTGAATCATAAAAAACCCCTTCTAAACGGTTAGGGTTTCCACACATCAGAAGTCTATTTTCTTTACCGGATAATGTACCGAGTATTGCTTCCATGATTGGATCTGCAACACCACTTGCTTCATCCACCACAATCAACATATGATCTTCATGGAATCCCTGCATATTTTCAGGTTTCGTTGCTGTCTTTGCTGTTGCAAACCAACGTTCTTCATCACCAATCATGTACACCTTTGTTTTTGTCCATTTCAGAAGGTCTTTCACAAGGCTGTTATTTAACCACTTAGCGATTTCAGCCCAAAGTACATCATAAAGCTGTTGCATTGTTGGAGCTGTTGCGATAACCCTTGAATACGGTCTACACACCAAAAACCAAATAATTGCACCTGCTTCAAGTGCTGTCTTACCTACACCCTGACCTGATCTGACTGATATTTTTGGGTATATCACCAAATCATTCAATACTTTCTTCTGCCAATTGTCAGGAATCATTCCAAGGACTTCTTCAAAGAAAGCAACCGGGTGATCATAATAATAATCAATAATTTCTAAAAAATCATTCATTCTGTTCAGCCCTTCTTTTTGCAATCTCAATAATTGCTGCTTTCCAATCTTTGGAAAATGCATCTGCATCAGCTTTTGTTTTTCCTTCTAATTCAAGGTAGTCCTTAACCATATTCTTCAAAGAATCCACCGCTTTACTTTGTGCTTTCAAGAAACTTGCTTGCTTATCCCAAGCCTGTTGAACTTCCCATTTTTCTGAAAATATTTCACCTGAACTTTCTGCAATTCTTTCAATGGTCTTATCATCCTTATCCTTCACATACATAATTTGTTGTGCCCGGATAATTGCAGCATACTGAATTTGAATAGCATCCCAAATCAAATCAAGCGGTGATTTTTCAGTCAATGAATCAATAATGTCCATAGATTCTTTTGGTAGGTATTTAGAAAACAGTCCATGCTTGACTGCATTTGTGTTTTTTTCAGGTGCACCAAAGCCAACTGCATTTTTGTTATTCGGTTGACCGCCCCTTTTTCCATTCCGAACGTTCGTTATTTTTTCCGAACGTTCACTATCCCATTTATATGTGCTTTTCCATCTTCTGATAGTACCTGACGGAACATCAAGTTTTTCAGCAATATCCTTTAATTTCAAGCCTTGCCTATACAAGGCAAAGGCTTCATCAACTAATTTATTCTTTGCCTTTGGCAAGACTTTCACCTCTATTCGTTTGTTTTGAAAATCTCAACTCACTTATCATAAAATGTCTGTTTTCGTATATCATTTTTATAACAAAAAGTGCTGCAAGGTAGGAGGTTTTAGCACCCTTGCAGCACATAAGACAATAAGCAATATAATTTTGCATAAAAAATTGCAGGTAATAAATTACCTGCAAAAATTATTATACAGCATACACTATAAAAGGTCTGCTTGTATTTGTCAAATATGAAATGATTGGTTTTATGTCAGATATGTAAGGTTTTTATAGGTATCTTCAAACGCTGAAAGTGCCTTATTATGCAGTTCTACGGTATATGAATAAGATTTTTTCATTTCCTGTGAAGCAACCTTGACTGTTTTAAACTGCACATACACTTTTGTAAGAATCTGAATCATATTCTTATCACGCAATCCCCGGATTTCCTTAATGATCTGCTTTTTTGCATCAACGAACTGATCTATTTCTTCATTGATGTGTTGGTCAAACATGGTATACCTCACTACATCCTTACATAACTTATCACCTACAGGTGAAGTCTGCACTTTGTCCCGGCTGTAATCAATACCGCCTGCACTGCATACATTCATTTTCATATCTGACAGCGTGGCAATATCATCATTTATCTGCATATCTAACACTTCAAGCTGTTTCAGATATTCCCTTGCACTTAATTTCTTCTGATCACTCATTTTTACCTCACTTTCTACGGTTGGTTACACTTCGGTTACGGTTAAAAATAGCCTAAAAAGTGCTTCAACCCCTTATAAATCAAGGAAGTTACGGTTTCTACGGTTACGGTTAAAACTCTATTCTCTATATATTCTTATTTTTACTAAGTTCTATACTATCATAAAATACTAATTATTAAAGAATGTACTTTTAACCGTAGACAACCGTAACCGCCAGTATTTACAAGGGTTTCAACCGTAACCCTTAACCGTAACCAACTGTAACTTTACCGTAACCACTACCACAACAGCACTAATTGGTGTATCGAACTAATGAAACACCTTACCTGATTTTTTATGTTTCAATGTCACCCTTCCAACAATTTCAAATCCGGCAATGTCAACAATGTTCCTGATTACCTGAATCAGTCTGTGGTTACGGTCATTCAGTTCTGCATTTTCTTCCCTTTTAACTGTTGCCATTGCTGCACCTGCTGTTGGATCAACGTATCCTTCACTGTTTCTATATGTCATAAGCGTTTTATATCCTTTCCCTGAATCTATTCATTATGTGTTCAGCAAAATTCAAAGGCAATGAACTTTTCTTTGGTACATCAAATACTTGCAAGAAATAGCCCTTTTTATCGTCTTTTTCATAACAAAGACTAAGTTTATACCCTAGTTTTGTCAGTTCAGTATGATGATCAACCAAGTCTTTCATACTATAGCACTGAATAAAATCCCCTACTTTTAAATCATTTTTCATTATCATTTTCCTTTCTGACTGTTTTCATCAGTATGCAGTCACCGATATAAAATACTGCTATCATAAGCATATTCAAATCTGTTATTTCAGCACCATGAAAACCACAATAAAGTATGAACCCAAACCATAATGCACTCATTCATCATCACCGTCCTTTACCGGGCAGTGATCGCAATCACCATTTGCAGCACCGAAACACCCCCAACAATCATCAATTTCTTCTGTCTTTGGTTTGTACTTTTTTGCTGCAACAGCTAATGCCATTACTACGGCACCAAGGATTAACCCAACCGTAAGACCAACGCAAAAACAAACTGTACCTGTTAATACTAACTTTTCCATACTGTCACACCTTTCTGAATATCCTGATAGACTTACCACCTACCTTAGTTACTACTGTTTCAAACCCCAAACGCTTATTGATCTGCTTGCTGAATACAATGTTTGACATTGGTTGCATACCACAATCAGCACAAAATACCTGATACCTGCTGTATACGTCACCTGTCGGTTCATCCTCAATCATTTCAACACCGCATTCATCAATAAATGCCTTGATTGGGTTGTTTTCATTTTCATATTCATCAATCTGTTCAGCCACTTTTTCAGACTTGGTGAACTCATTGTTTTCAATGATTCTTTTCAGTCCTTCCACACCTACCCTGATCAGATATTCGACTGAACTTTGTTCAACCAACTGATACTTGATATAAGGGTTGTAATCCGGGTCAATCTCACCACTTGGTAAATACTTTGTAAATCTTGCATTGAATGGAATAATCACCAAACGTCTAAGAACTGCCCCGCTCTTATCTTTCATTCTTGGTATGTCATTTGCTGAAAACAGCAGCTTCACATAAGGGTTAAACTCAAAAGGGTCTTGCCCTTTTCTTTCTGCTTTGATTCTGTTACCTGTAACTACTTTCTTGAATGTTGCTACCTGTGAACCTTGCAGGAAGTCATCACCAATATCATCACCGATATTTGCCAGTTTTCCGAACATCATTGATGTGCTGAACCTGTCCCCTAATTCCTTAAGATCAAGTGCTGCTATATTCCCATCACCAAGAATTGCTTTGACACAATCAAGGAATGTACTCTTACCATTGGACTTGTCACCTGTCAGGATGAATGCCTTACCAAGTTCATTCCTGCGATAAAAGCAATAGCCAATACATTCTTCCAGTAATGCCCTGATCGGTTGATCACCGCAAGCTAATTTGTTCAGTGTATCATCAGCAAGTTCACTGTAGGCTTCCGGGTTATAGTCCCAAGGTATTTGATTGGTAATAACCAAATCAGGGCTGAATGGTTGCATCTGTCCGGTCACAATATCCAACACACCATTCCTGAATGCTATATAACGTGCATCTGCCTGTGCTTTTTCATCAGCTATAAGTTCCATATACTCTAATACTTCTCTTCGCTGTGTCTTTTTCAGGTTAGGTATTTGATTGATCATAGCTGTTTCGATAGCCTTGTACCCAACCTGATAAATCCCATCTTGATAGATATGTAACTGATTACTTATACTGACTACATTTTCATTGTTCTTAAGCCATGTTGCAAAACGGTCAAACAGGAATGTCTTATCACAAAAGAATACAGGTTTTTGAAATGCTTCATCCCTAAGAATCACTTCCAGTTCATCATCAGATAACGGTTCTTTCAGAACAAATCTGTTCAGAATCCTGATACATTCTCTTGTATCATCAACACTAAAATCATTTGATGTAAGTGTCAGGATATAATTGAATAGTGCCTGATTGCGTCCGTCACCTGCATCCATATCAAGAAAGTCTACCGCTGTGCGAACTGGAAACAACCACTTTGGAACTTCCTGATATGTTCCACCTTCTTCAATATCCCACTCAATAAAACGTTCTTCACCGTCAATTTTGATTACTTCGTATGATGAACGTGTACCGAGTTTTATATCTGCTGTCAGACCAACCGCAAGGGGTACGTGTGTCCTGTTCCTTGTAATACTGTGATTCTTAAATAAAAAATGTCTGCCCCGGCTTGTACAATACACCCGGCAATCAAGCTGATATTCTTCCACAATGTTCATTAAAATTTCAGACTGTTCAGCATCGTCAATATCTATCAGGATGGTATCATCAGCAAGAACACCACCGAACCCTTCAAGATTCTTCACTTCGTCATAAGTGCGGTATTTTGTTCGGTCTTTGAATGCTTCGATTGCTTTCTTGCCTTTTGTCTTTATGTACCCTTTGTACAACATCCTGTTTCACCATCCTTTAACTAAATTCTTGCATCACCTTTTGGTAAAATACCCTGTTCTTAATATTCTGCTTATATTCTTGATTCACTACTGTAAGAAGTATCTTTGATTCTCTCAATGATTTTCGACAGTCCTTAACCTGTTCATTCCACTTTTCCCATTCTTCATTTTTATGAATAGGGGTGGATTTCTTAAGCATATTACGGTTAAACGTTGCAGCTTTTAAGCGATTTTCTAAAATGTAAATATTACTTTCAATGTTTGTAATCTTACCTGCAAGTGCTACCTGACTGTTATGGAATTTGTCTTTATCCGTTACACCACACTGCTGTATGTATTCTTTTATCTGTTCTTCACACTCCGGTGTGTAACTCTGTCTGATCAGCTTCAACAGTTTTCTAACCTTTGTAATTTTTCCATCAGATAAAAACCTATCTAAGTGAATAAGCATCTGACCATGATCATATTTAATTGTAATGTCTGTCATGTTCCCACCTTTCCGGTATTATGCTACAATACCAAATTGTTTCAGTCTTTTTCTTGCTAAATCTATGTACCACTGCTTATCTAATTCCGGTGGTACTTTAACCCCAATTACAGAATCGTTATAAATGAAACTGTGATCAGGTGTGTTTCCAAATTTTTCACCCTTTGGTTTTACAACCTTACGTCTTAACAACCTACCGTCTGTTACACGATTGGAAGCAAATACACGATAAGATTTATAGGTATATTTTCGTGTGGTAGGATATGACCACAGTTCTGTTCGTGTACCGTCCCGGTGTTTTGTTACCTTAGTAATATGACCAGTACCCTGTTCATGCTCTACTAAGTTATAGTTGTTTGACAGCTTCACTATTTTTTGGAACATGATCAAGTCATTACACTGATTGATAGTCTGTTCAATAGGTGTCTTTTTCACCATGTAGTCAACCAGTGCTTTGTTCAGTATCGGTAAATCATAGTCAATAGCTGAAAGTTCTTTGACATATGCACCAATTCTTTCAACACCACCATCAGTACCAATCCAAAGATAATTGTTTACGTCCTTCTGATAGATTTCTGATATATTGTCAAGTTCAAGCAAGATTGAACATTGTTCAGTAGAACAACGTTGTTCCCACTCCCAACAAATATCATCAACCATTTCAAAGGCTTCATCAGTGTCAGGAATCCAAATGATCAGACCGTCCGTGTTGGACTGAATCAGTTCAAATCCCAGTACAACTTCAAGGTGTTCAATCAGGTCAAGCAACATCAACTGACCATTGATACACATACAGTTGTTGTTCCTTGGGTCATACGCTGCATTGGTTTCATCCTTCATTGCACCTGACAAGGCATTCAGCATCTTCTTATATGGCAACTGTGCTTTCTTCCACCGCTTGACTTCTTTCTTGTTTCCGGCATTTTTTGCAGCAATTTGCTTTTCCTTCATGGCTTTTCGTGTGTTATACACCAACGTGTAATTGTCATTAGTTGCTGCCCTTGTCACAAGCCCCCACGCTATCAACATTGAGGGGTAATAATTATTTACATCTACATGAAGAATCTGACCTTTCCGGTGTATTGGCTTATCAGATGCACCATGCAGACCACCAAAACCAAACGTGTGAGGTATTCCAGCAACAACTGTTTCAAAGTTCTGTGACTTGTACCAAGTCTTTTTATCTTTTTTGTCAAAATCTTGTAACCCCATTTCAAGGGCTTCTTTTCTTTTCTCTGCAAACCATTCCTGAACGTATTTGTATTTTTTCAGTTTCAGGCATGGAAGAAAAAAGAAATCAAATTCATCACCAAAATGAGTTTTTGAACACCCAAGAACCTTTGCTGTTATCCGGGCTTCACTGTCACCAATGTCATACAGTGACGTTTCTTTTGGGAATGCCTGTATAATTCCATGAACTGCATTGAACTCACTGACTTTTTCAAGAAATACCTTGATAGTCTGTTCTACGTCATGCCTACAGTATTTAACCGTCTGTTCTATTTCTTCCGGTGTCAGTTTCCTTTTGATACGGAAATCAACATCAGTTTCCTTGATATTTGAACCAAGAAAACCTTCCATTGTTTTCAATCCGACTGTTTTCATGGTTTCATCATTGCTTGGCATTACATCATAATTGATCATGGGTAATTTATTGAATGCTCTTGAATATTGCCAACCTTCTTTATTATCAACGATAATCCAATCATTGATTTTTTTAGGGTTCATACCAAGCAGAATACCTTTCATGATGTACTGATCGTAGTGACGGTTGTTAAATCCTACCCATATATCTTTTCTATTTGCTTCATATAAGGCTTTTAGTTTATCAGGGCTATTGATTATCACGTGTTCTTTTTTATTCGTCACATCAATGAATACAGCAAGCCAATCCTTTTCAAAAACCTCAAAATCGTAGAATATCATTTACTAAATCACCCACTTTTTGAAAAGCGGTGTGCGTTTTTACACACCGCTGTTTTTATATTAGACAAACAAGTTAAAAATTTTTACATATCAAACGCTTCGTTGATTGTGATTGGGTTGAAATCATCAGCTTTATAAGTAACTGCTGCACCAACTTTACCCTGTACTTCCTGAAAAATATCAAGAACACAATCAGCAAAATCACTGTAGTTGATAAATTCCGGTACTGTATCTGTTTCCAGTTTATCAAGCCATGTACAAACAGATTTGATTGCCATGCCATTAGTCCACTTCTGTGAAGTGTTGCCGGAAATAGTACGGTTGAAGAAAATCTTTCTACCCTTCTGATTACCTTCCAAGATGCTACACTGTACGGAAAACATCAGCTTGTCACCTTTCTTTGTTGGCTTGATCTCCATTTTATCAAAACTTACATCATAATCCCCATCCGGTACATCTTCAAACTGTGAATCGTCTGCTTCCTGAACCTCTTTCTGTAATGCGTTAAGATCAACCTGTTCATCGAATGTACTAAAATCTACTGCCATAATTTTTCACCATTTAACCTTTCTTAAAATAAATTTATGATTGTAATTGCTATGATACAAGCAATACAAACCTTTGTATAATTATCCCTATTTTTCTGAATCCTGTCACCCACTGAACCGAATCCAAAGAATGCTGCCGTAACTGCGAGAAAAATATTTAACGCAATCATGATCTTGTTCTTCTTCGTCTTTGACCTCTAACGTGCTGTTCAGGTGGGTTCATAGCACCGTCTAAAGGTTCAGCAGGGGGCTGTGCATCAGCAGGTACAGGGTTGTTTTCCTGTGCAAGTCTTTTGATTCCTGCATTAAATTCTTCTCTTGTGATTACCTTCATAACCTCAACACCATTAACGATCAGGTCAACCGTATCACCCTTATACTTCATCACATAGTTATCATCAGCCGGAACATAGAAATATGCATCTGCTTTCAGTGTGACAGATTCAGAATCAGTGTTCGTTGTATCGTCCTGAACAGGTTCAGACTTTTCAGCATTTCTTTCTTTGCGTGTTCTTCTTGGTGGTTTCTGCAATTCCGGCTTTGGTACTGTATCAGCAACTTCCATTGCTTCATCAAACGGCACTTCTTCCTGACCCGGAAAGGCTTTATCAAGTGCTTCATTGACTTCTGCCGTGTGTTCATTTATCTTCTGTTCATTTTCTGCTTGTACTTCTTTTCTGCTTTTACATGTTCTTCCAGTCTTTTCTTCCGTTGGAGTAGTTGGTGTTGCAGGTTCAGCTTTTTTCGTTCTTGATCTTCTTCCCTTACCGTCTGGTTTCTCAAGATCAGATGCAACCGCCTGATCAGCAACAGCCATATCATCATCTGATTTATAATCACCAAGTTCATAATAGTTTCTGATCTTATCAACCACATACTTCAAATCATTCTCAATGGCATATGTCGGAAACATACCGATCGGTGATTTGACGGTATCTTTTCCGCTGTTCTGTGTGTAGAAGTAATACTTGGCTTCATTCACACCTGTACGGAGAACCACAGTGAAAAGTCCTTCAATGGTTATCTTTTCACGTAACAGTTTACCAATCAGCTTAACTGTTGTAAGTCCATTGTCCAAAGTCTCTAAATGCGTCATATAAACGACTACAACATCATCAGGTAAATCTTTACAACAGTCAATGATTTCAAAGTAGTTCGCACCAAAGTCATTGTACTTGTCCCACCCGGTTTCTTTGATACGGTTCATGTACGGTACTGCAAGAATGTACTGGAAGTCATCAACCACCAACAGCTTCTTACCTGCTGCACACTGTTCTTTCATGTACTTCACAATTTTTCTTGCATCTGTTTCATTGTTCAGCATTTCAAAGTGATTCTTGAACGGTAACGGTTTACCTACTGGATTGATAACCGCTGTTGTTGCCGGGTCACAATTTCTAAGGCTTGTACTTTTACCAGTACCGGATTCACCCATAATTAAAACTTTCTGTGCCATGATTATTTATCTCCTTTCTTGAATAAGCCCATTAACTTAGTGAAAAGATTGCTTTTCTCTTTCATTGCTTTCTGCTGTGACACTTTCAAAATCTGTCTGTTCTGAAAATATTCAGCGGTTGCAACACTGTTTCTGTAACTTCTGTGACTTCTCTGTTTGTGTTTCTTTGCACTACTCATTGATTTCATCCTCACTTTCTTTGATAACAACCTGTAATCTTGTATTATTATGCAGTGGTGTAACCTCTACTGTATAACCGTTTGCCAACAGGATTCCTACTAAATCCTGATATGCTGATGTGATTCTTGTACCCTCGATTTCAATACAGCCACGCAATCTTGACATTTTACTGAAAAAGTCATCATTTGCAGCATCAACAACACTACGCATATCATTCAGCATATATTTCAGTTCATTGCGCTCGTCTTCCAAATGTCTATTTTCTTCTTTCAACTTTGCAACTTCTGCTTCAAGAACTTCCTCATAACTGTTTTTATTCTTCATTATTTTCACCTTCCTCTTTTACTTCATCGGCTGTTTCTTCCGGCTTCACCTGATCATTGAATCTGTCAAGTTTTCCGACTTCAAGAAACTGTGCTGACCAAAAATCTGCAAAATGAATGATCACCTGCAATGGTTCTTCATGACCTTTCAGATCATACGCAAGACTACCATAAGCACCATCATGATAGAAAATAGCGTGTTCTTCTTCCTCTGTCAGATCAATATAACGTGCTGCCAGTTCAACAGACCTTAAAGGGTGGTCAATGTGGCACAAATCAGAACTAATCTTGTACGGTTTACTTTCTGATCTCTTATACTTCTGTTCAGGATTTTTTTTTGTTGGTCTGCCATCCTGTACCATGTTTTCAACATAATAGGGACTTCTGTAACGTCCACATTTACCAAGATCATGTAACGCTGATGCAATGATTACGCTGTTATGAATCTTGTTATATGCCACACTTCCAAGCAGTGTAAGACCGATCTTTTCAGCGTACTGCATGACATTCACTGTATGCTCTAACAGTCCACCATCTTTACAGCAGTGATTTCCACCGGATGCAGGGGCGTCATAAAAACCAAGTTCTTCTATGAAGTCAAGTAAAGTTTCTATACCCTCACGACCTGTTGCCATCAGGCAACCTTTGAAATACTCAATCTGTTCTTCTCTTGTCATTGTTAAATCTCCTTTTCTTCTAACTTTATTTTCCACCGCTTCTGTTCTTCAATATTGGAAAGATACCAAGCGTTAGATTTTGTTTTGTGTTCATTGAATGCTTTGAACTCTTCAAAGTCCTTTGGGAAAAGTAAAATCCCATATCCACCGGATTCTCTTATTTTTCTTAAATGATAAAGCTGTATCAGTGATGGTTCACCGTTGTCTGCCTTGACTTCAATACCAAGAAAACAACCGTCTGAACTTACCAGTAAATCAGGAATACCGCTTTTTGTGTAAGCTGCACCACCCCAGTATTTGAGCCACCAACAACCGTATTCATCTAAGTATTTTTTAACCCGGTTTTCAAAATTCTTTTCTGCTGCCACATTAACCACCGATATTTGGACAGATACAATCCCATTGATAATCTTTGAAGTGAAGTTCTTCATCTTTCAGAATTTTTCCATCAACAATTTCAATGACCTGATTGAATTCCATCCCCCTTTCAAAACCATGAATTTTCATATCAACATGATATTTTTCACATGTTTTCAGAAGTTCATCTGCTGAAATTCCCCATGCAAATTTGGAATCAAAGACTGCAACAAAGATTTCATCATCTTCATATTCAGAAAAATAAACTTCTACACCTTTGACAAATCCCCTTCTTGTGTTTTCAATCCAACATGTTTCATTTGAATCAATGTCACCATATTCATTCTTTGATAACCTTTCACGTTCTTCACCAAGAAATCCAACAGGGTGCAACCCTTCAAGAATAAATCTTGTCAGATTTTCTTTTGTTCCACGAACTTTCAAACTTCCTTCACACCAATTCGGCATTTTTTTATTCACCTTCCTTTTCTAATCTTTCATAATACGGTTCTGTGTTAATCACCCAACCATTTGCATATAACACAAGACATATCCAAGTAAAATTGACTACCATAATGACATACGGTTGCCATGATATGATGCAATCAATATATACAATCCAGTACATAAGACTTAACGTGTTAAAAAAGATAATTGTCTTAATAACAAAATTCTTAAAATGTTTTTTGATGTACTTCCATACCCGGCACATCATACAATTATGTGAACAATTCATCAGTTAGTTCCTTTCCTTCCTGCAATGCTGCAAGATTCCTTTCTTCAAAACTTCCCTTTACCAGTAGGTAATAGTAGTAACATGGTCTGTTCTGACCAATTCTGTGTATACGCTTCTTGGACTGTTCCCAAAGATCACAAGACCCTTTTCCAAGTGGCAACGTAAAGTACACAATCTTATTTGCTTTCTGGTAGTTACCACCCATTGCCCCTGCTTGGTACTGAACGAATGTGACGCTGTTATCTACACATTCATATGCATACATTGAACGTCCTGAACCATTTACAAAACTGACTTCCCTGTTGAGTGATTCACATATTTTTCTAAGTCTTGTCAGTTCTTCGTTGAAGTTATAAAACACAATCAACCGATCTTCTGTTGATTCCAGTAAGTCCCTGAATGCTTCCAGTTTTTCCTTATGCCATTGACCGCACAGCTGTCTGCAATATAATGTTTTGGTCAGGCTATTATCACCGATCAACTCAACCCTTGGTGTCACATCTTCACCTTCAAAATCTGAATCATCTTTGAATCTGACTAAGTTCCTTGTATCAAGTTCCAAGTAATTGTGTTTGATGAAAAACTTATATTCATTTGTGATCTTCAAGAAAATTTTCTGTTCAGTCTGTTCAGGCAGTTCAATGACCTCTTCTGTCTTCATGAACACCGCGCCGTACTGTGCAAGTCTTTTCTTCAAATGCTCAACGTGCTTATATCCTGTGATTACTTCTTTCTTGTACCCATCACCGTTTTCAATCCATTCCGTCTGAACATAGGAAGCATAAAAGGCTTTCTTGTTAATGTCCCAACCTAACAACTTAAGCTGTGACCACAACCGTTCATACTTTCCTGCGGTTGGTGTACCTGACAGCAAGATCACGCTTTCCGGTTGTAACTTCAATATGAATTTTGACCGTTTAGCGTTTTCGTTGCATATAAGGCTTGATTCATCAAGTAACAATGTAAAGTCGGTTATATGGGCTATATACTTGCGTCTGAACACCAAATCATAATTGATTACACCGACAATCTGAATGTTCTGATCATACAGGTCTTTGGTTTCAACCAGTGTACGGAAGTTCACACCTTCACTTTTCTTGGTCAAGTCCATAACCCTGTATTCAGGGTAATACGTTTTCATGTGATCAACCCAATCATCAATTTTTGATTTTTGGCATACAATCAAATTTACAGTATTATTCAGCAAATACATTTTTTCAGCACCTACAAAAGTCTTACCAAGTCCCATATCTAAGTAATAAGCACACCTGTTTTTATCATCAGTCAGGTTCAGCACTTCTTCCTGATGGGGCATGAATTGAAGATCATTCATCTACCTTAATACCTGTACACTGTTCAAAGATTTCTGCATCAAAGTTTGGTATTGACCTAATGTAATTCTTCTGAAAGTCTGATAAGCTGCCCCACCATAACTGACCACATTCTGATTCATCAAGCAGTTTGAGGTAACCGCCTGTTGTTTCATAGGTTGGATTTGCCACCTTTTCTTCATCAGTCATATCTTCTTCATACACCCATTCAACAACGTCTTTTGGTATCTGATTCAGTAAATATCTCGCATCTGATCTCAACCAATCGTTATAAGTCATATCTGACGGTTTATTGAACAGCATGATCTTCTGTTCTTCTGTATTAAAACAACCAGTATTGAAAGAAGATTTGTTCCAGTCCCCGGTGTTCCTGTCCCCGGTGTTACCGTATCCGGTGTTCCTGTCCCCGGTGTTCCAGTCCCCGGTGTTGCAGTTCCCGGTGTTCCAGTCCCCGGTGTTCCTGTCCCCGGTGTTCCAGTCCCCGGTGTTGCAGTTCCCGGTGTTCCAGTCCCCGGTGTTGCAGTTCCCGGTGTTCCTGTCCCCGGTGTTACCGTATCCGGTGTTCCTGTCCCCGGTGTTCCAGTCCCCGGTGTTCCTGTCCCCGGTGTTACCGTATCCGGTGTTCCAGTCCCCGGTGTTCCAGTCCCCGGTGTTACCGTATCCTGTGCAATCCTTTCCAATATTTACGATTGTCAAAAGTTCTTGCCAAGGAATTTCACGCACGATCTGAATTTTGTTGGTGCATGATTTCTTACCGTCTGTATCTACTTCACCAAGTGCAATAACTTCTGCAACTTTATTTTTAGAATTAAAACTGTAATAGCTGAAACAGTCAGCAGCTTTTTTACAAAAATGAAAACCTCTATCACAACAGCTTGGCTTAACATCTTCTTCAAAGATTTTTCCTACCTCATACTGAAAACCTCTACAAGTCCAGTCAGGATTGAATACCTTATAACCTTTAACTTCACTCATTTTCTTTCACCTCTCTATACTGTAATTCCTTCGATTTCTGCAAAACGTCTTGCATTGATGAAGTACACCCATCTGTTGTCAGATGTATGAATACCGTAACCCCAAGGAAAAACCCCTTGCTGTAAGCCCTTACGAACTGTATTGTGGTTCATCTGTAACAGCTTTGCAGCCTTTTCCACATCTAACCGGGGAATTACCCCATTTTTCAATTCAGCAGTTGGAAGTACAACCACCTGTTCATCAGATTTTGAAAAGTAATCTGATTCAAGTCCAAGTGCTACTGCAATAGCACTCTGAACATCATCTGACGGTATCTGTTTACCTGAAAGGTACTGACTGACAGAACCTTTACTTTTTCCAGTCATACCGCACACCTGACGCTGATTCAGGTGTAATTCTTGCATAGCCTTTTTCAGTTTTTCACTGAATGTCATTGTGTTTCACCACCTTCCGGGAAGTTATTGTTGTTATACTGTCGCATAATATGGATTTTATATTTTCCATCTGAACATTTCTGAGCATGAATGATACGGTAACCTTTCCTGCTATCCTTTAATTTCTGCTCAAATACCGCAAATTCCATTTCAGAATCAAACTCAATAAACTGCTCAATCCACGCTGCGAGAATCTTTTTCATTGTAATCCTACTCACTTTCTGTTACTATGTAACTGAAATATTTTTTTGTTTGTCCCATTGGAACTGGTACTTCCTGTGGGACGTTTTTTATTCTCTAATGTTCCGTTTACGTTTCGGTGTCAGGAAGTTTTCATCCTTACCAAGTGCACTGCAGACATTCTTTCTGCTCTGTTCCAGAGGTTTATGGTTACCTTTTATCCATCCCATTATGGTTGCAACACTGACAAATGATTTTCTTGCCAATGTCGGTAAATCCATATTCTGTTCGCTCATTTCCAGTAACATTTTGGTTGTATCAATGGGTACCGCCTGCGGTAGAGCAGTTGATCTGATAATTCCTTCAGGTTTTGTAATCTCAACCTTAGCTGTGACTTTGGGTTTTTCTTCATCATCAATATTCGGTACAATATTTCTCAAAATATTTAATACATAAGGTCTGTTACCTTCCATGCATCCCGCCATGATCTCAGCGCACTGAATCAGCTTGTCAGTAGCAACCACCACTGTTGGTACACCACTTTCAATGATCTCCTGCATACACTCTTCATCTGGTTCAGCTCTTGCCCTGAAATAACTATCAACCAATTCTCTCTGTACTTTCCATGCCAGATCATCTGTAAAAGACTTCACCAACATCAGGTAACCTGTTTCTGTGATAAGTATTACTGTTCCACCAGCGTTGGGACTGATTCCGAACTGACTACGAATTTCGTTGTCAGTTACATTTATCCTGAAAAAATCAACATCTTCAATGAACCGGTTACGGTTCTGATTGAAGTTCCTAGATGCAGTGCCAGATTTCCTCTGATGCACTGCATCAATATCTTTGAGTGTGACAACTCTTTTACCCTGATACTCTTTAATCTGTATCTCTGTCCCCTGTATCTGCATCTGCTGCATCTGCTGCATTTTTTTCTCCTTTCTTACTCATTGCCGCTGCCGTTGCAATAGTTCCTTCCAGATAACCTCTCTCACGTTCGGTCATTGCAGGTAACTTGTCTGCAAGATTTTTAAGGATCTCTTTCTGTTTCTCTGACATATCTTTTCACTTCCTTTCCTCGTTCATTTGTTTGGTGGGGACTGCTGCAACAGTCCGCCAGTTTACATAGCTTTTTTAACTTCTTACTGCTTTTTTTGTGTTATAATTCTCCCTGAAGGGAGGTGAAACACATGGATGAAAAACAATTACATGATTTAGCGGTCGCATATGCACAGGTAAAGCTTCATCACTATCAGGAAGAATATGGAAAAACTTGTGATGAAACTGAACTCAAAGAATACGCAAGAGCTTATAAGTTCGCTATGGTAAACTTTGAGGAAAACTATAATGAACTTGATTAAAGTTCTTCACTAAGTGCTGCATTATTAATTTCATGTGCGGTGAAATCAAGTAATGCAATAGCTTCTTCTGCTGACAGGTTTTGAGATTTCAGCCAGTCAAAAAGCTGGAATCTCAAATTTGCCTGTTTTTCATTCAAGTTTGGAACCATTACTTTCTTTTCTGCAAGTCTCACTTCTTCTCACCTCTCTTTCTTTCTATTATATTTTTTGAATTTACCATTTCAGTCAAACAACAAAGTGCTGTGTCATCTCGCTTTAACAGGCTTATTATTTCTCGCTTCCACTCTTGGGGTGTTCCCTGTCTGTTCCACGGCGATTGAACCATTTAGCAAACCGCCTGTGTTCCTGCTTGCTTTGTTGGTATATTGCAATTATATGTTGGTTAATATCATTTGTCAATAGCTTTTTTGTAATTTACCAACTTTTTGTAATTTACCAACCTTTTTTATTGACGTTAAGGAATTTTAACTGTATAATTAGTAACAAGAAAAGAGGTGATTATATAATGAAAGACCGAATCAAGAAAATCAGAAAAGAACTTGATTTGACACAACAAGAATTTGCCGACAGAATAGGTATTGCACGTGGTAATATTGCAGCCTATGAGGTTGGAAAAAATGCACCAAGCGATTCTGTCATATCACTTATATGTCGGGAATTTAGCGTCAACGAAAACTGGTTGAGAACTGGTGAAGGTGATATGTTCATGGAACTGTCCAGAGACGAACAGATTGAAGAATTTATTGGAAACCTTTTACAAGGTGAAGAAGACTCTTTTAAAAGACGTTTGATTTCAGGACTGGCAGCTCTAGATGAAAATGGCTGGAAAGTATTGGAAGACTTTCTGGATTCTATCCAAAAGAAAAAGGGCTGATTATTTCAGCCCCAGAAGTGCTCTGATATGTACATAGATCAGGCGCAAGCGTCTATCATCCAACATGTCAAGCATTTCAATAATAAGTTTTTTATAGTCCATACTTTTCATCTCCTAAACACACGTTCTAAAGTAGCGATATCATTATTATAGAACAAATGTTCTGTTATTTCAAGTATATTAATGGAGGTATTTTGTGGGGATATTTAAACTATTTAAAAAGAAATCAAAAACCCCTAAAGATTTGTCTAAAAGTGAAAATTTAGAAGATATTACAAATACACTTTTGGAGAATAATATGATTTCTGTACCGAAAGATGACAACCATAACACCTTTGGGGGATCTCTTGATAAATTAGTTGACGGGGATTTACCTTGGGGGTGGGTTGCACATAAAAAGGATTTTATAGAACCTATCGAAAAAGAATATAGTTATTTCTTACAATCATGGTTAGATGCCAGAAATGGTTCACCAAAAGAACTTTATTCTGCTTTAAAGTCCTTTGTTCTTTACATGAAAGATGTAGAAGAGTTATGTAAATCCAAAGGTGAATGCTATGAATTTTGGTTTACTGAATGTTTAACCGGAAAAGATTATCTAAAAAATAGACAACAAGAATTGGATCAGCTTTCTAAGACAGTCCAAATACAGCAGACTGAATATGAACGTAAACAGAAATTATTGCCCGTCTTAGAATCTTCCCTCACGGATTTTTTACAAACCAATCAAGACATTTTACAAAAAGATGTTTATAAAAATTTTGACCCCTGTGTTAAACCTGAAATACAACATTTATTATATGATTGGGAAAAATCAGGAAAAATCCAAAGAACCAAGGTAGGAAATACTTATAAAATCACATTATAAGTTACAGTAAAGTTACACTTGGTTACACTTGGTTACAGTAAAAGTTACACTTGAAAGCCTTTATTTATAAGGGTGTTACAGTTGTTACAGTTAAAAACAAATTCTTTAATAATTGTAATTTTTTAATAGTAATAAGACTTAGTAAAAATAAGAATATATAAGAATAGGATTTTAACCGTAACCGTAGAAACCGTAACTTCCTTGATTTATAAGGGGTTGAAGCACTTTTTAGGCTATTTTTAACCGTAACCGAAGTGTAACTTAATAAAAAACTGACCCTTACTGCTGCAACAGTAGGGGTCAGTGATAACCAAACCAAGGAATGAAATGATTTGGACTATACAAAAACTATTATAGCATTCATTCCTTATGGTTTCAATGAAAGGAAGTGCTATTTATGCAAGGTGGAGTAAGAAAAAGAGGTACAACATGGTCATATTATTTTGACCTTGGAAAAATTGACGGTAAAAGAAAGAAAAAAGAAAAAGGTGGATTCAAAACCAAGAAGGAAGCTGAACAGGCATTGACTGCTGCTATGAATGAATACAATAATGCCGGGACTGTATTTGAACCGACAGAAATAACGGTTGCTGATTACCTGAATCAGTGGTTTGATCTGTACTGCAAGACCAACCTTAAATATAACACCCAAGTAGGGTATTTAAGAATCATTCAAGGGCATCTAATTCCAAAATTTGGTATGTATAGATTAAAAGCAATTACTCCGGCAGTATTACAGGAATATGCAGTTGAACTTAAAATGAACGGTAATTCAAAAAGTCATTTAGTTGGTATTTTGTCTGTATTCAGTGCAGCATTAAACTATGCAGTTGAGCCAATGCATTATTTACCTTCTAACCCTATGCAGTATGTGAAATTTCCAAAGGTTGAGAAAAAACCACGTGAACGAATTATATTGACCTTAGATGAATGGGGTCAGATTCGTGACAGATTCCAAAATACACGGTACTATATACCTTTAATGATTGGATTTTATACAGGCCTACGAATATCAGAAACCTTTGGTCTTACTTGGGATGATATTGATTTTGATAAAAGAAAAATATCTGTAAATAAACAGATTGTAAAACGTAACTTTGGGGCAGATGTAAGAAAGGTCGTTGAAAAGAAAGGTAAGAAAGAACAGCGTTCATCTTGGTACTTTACTACACCAAAAACATTTACTTCTGTTCGTGAAGTCCCTTTTGGTGAAACACTATATCAGGCGTTGAAAAAGGAAAAAGCTGAACAACTCAAGAATGAAATGAAGTATGGTGAATATTACACGATTCATGTCAAAAAGATTGAAACTGATGAAAAAGGTAATGACATGATCAGGGTTGTACCTATTCAAAAATGTGTTGAAAGTCCACTACAGCGTATCAGGTTGGTGTGTGTTGATGAAAACGGTCAGTATACTTCCACTGATTCATTTAAGTATTGCAGTAGGGTTATACACCATGAAATGCATCTTGCATTTGATTATCACAGCTTAAGGCACACCCACGCAACACTGTTAATTGAATCCGGTGCTGATGTTAAGAATGTTCAGACACGATTAGGACACACCAACATAGAAACCACATTGCAGACCTATGTGCATGATACAGAAAAAATGGCTGAACGTTCTGTTGATCTATTTGAAAAAATCACACAAGCAAAAACGTCATAA